CCTGTTTTCTCAGGGTAGTTCAAGGGGGACTGCCCCTATCACCACTCTTTCCTGAAGCCCGGTCTCTTCTCCCAAAGAGTCCCGGGGCGGTTGAGGGGACCGCCCAAATCGACCTGTAAAGCATACGATTGAAAGTACTCATACCACACCAGTGGAAATTCAAGCACCGACACATCAATCGGGGATAGATCTTGCTTGGCGTCAAGCAGTTGCTCAAGATGCAGCTGTTGCGCAATACTAATACCATAAAGCTCCTCAACCAGTGCCCTCGTTCTGGGGCCAACTGGTTCGTCTGGTATATTAAGGTGCTCAGTCAGTCCGTACTGAGTACCATGGGTTCCAAGCATAAAACCCAAAAACTCCCTCTCATAACTCCGCATATTGCGGAGCAGCCGTTGACCCACAGTGACATTACGTGTCACACGAAGACCATACCGCGCAAGCGCGGATATGATAGGTGCGCCAGGATACTGATACGCTAATGATAGCGATTTACAACGCAGTAACTGGCCTAGCTTAGAAGTTTTGGCTCTTGCATATCGCATCTCGGTCCAACCGAAAGATGCTAGGACTTTTCTGGGGTCCGTAACGTTTTTCATCTCAAGTGGATCGAAGACTAAACCGCAAAATGACGCTCTTGATAAATCGAGATGCTCTTCAAGCTTTATTCTCATTCCAAGTTTTTCAAAGAGCTCTTTGGTCGGGATTCCCCCTTCGCATCGAGCAAGACCGTCATCGCCTTCGACCACCTCATGACACTCCGCACCAATATGATGGCACGCGAACTTAAGTAGCATAAGATTGGAAAAGCCATTTCCAAGTGAGGTACACATTTCTCCCGACATTCTCGTCGCCTCCACCCAGATGGAGAAGAACTTATAGGAGCAGTGGTTAGTCCCCCCGAGCACTTCTTCCATGTGTCGGTCGAAGTCGGCGGCCTCGGGGAGGTACTGTGTCATGTAGCGATATAGCTGGAATTCGCAAACTGTCATCAAGAGTTTCGTGAAAAGAGCCTCGAACGACGCATAGTCTGTTGCGATGTACTTTCCTCCCTCGCGGTAGATTCGCTGCATAATGTACTTGGCACGCTGATCTACTGGGATCTTTTTG